GGAGAAAATATGCCGTATCATTCAAAACCAAAAAAGAAAAAAGGTAAAAAGAAGAAAAAGTCAATGGGAGGCTTAACAGCAGCTCAAAAGAAATTACCGAAAGCACTACAACAAGCAATCTTAAAAAAGAAAAGACGTAAAAAGTAATGCCTGTACGTAAAGTAAAGGGCGGTTACAAGTGGGGAAAATCAGGCAAAGTTTATAAAACTAAGAAACAAGCTGAAGCCCAAGGCAGAGCAATATATGCTTCTGGATACAAAAAGAATGGCAAGAAAAAGAAAAAGCGTTAAAAAGAAACCAGTGCCAACAAATCCTAAGCTATATGCAAGAATTAAAGCACAGGCAAAAAGAAAATTTAAAGTTTATCCAAGTGCATATGCAAACGGATGGTTAGTAAAAACTTACAAAGCAAAAGGCGGTAAGTATCGCATGGGAAAAAGAAAATGAAAGGAATATACACAGGAGACGGAAAATTTATCGTTAAAAGTGGGCACACAGATGCTGCTTCTGCAATAACAAGTTGTAAAATTATTATGAACCATTGCCAAATGATTCTAGATGGATTAGAAGGTAACGAAGAAATGGACAAGCTTCCTACATGGTGGACAAATAAATTAGCTATTTCTGAATACGAAGTTGTATCGGCTGCTAATTATTTATCATCTGGAGATATTGAACACGAACATGGCGAAACCTAAAGGTGGTTTAACAAAGTGGTTTAAAGAAAAGTGGGTAGATATAGGTCGTCCTAAAAAGAAAGGAAAATATCAACCTTGTGGCAGAGGAAAAGCAAAAACCTCTCGAAGAGGGTATCCAAAATGTGTACCTTTAGCTCGTGCTAGAACTATGAGCAAAGCTCAAAGAAAATCTGCTGTTCGAAGAAAAAGAGCAGTAAGTCAAGGAGTAGGTGGAAGACCAACAAATGTTCGAACAATCGCCAGAAGAAAAACTAAAAGAGGTAAGAGATAAAGAACGTCAGTTTACTGACTGGGCTTTACAAAGAATCTCTCAGGGCGAGTTTCGAGAAAATTATTATAAACTATTAAAACAATACGAGGAAGAAAATGGTAGAATGGTTAAAGATTAAATGGACACAATTTGTGAACATTGTCTCAGGACAAGATAAGAACTGGGACGGCAAAGTGGATATTAAAGATAAACTGATAGAAGCTGAGCAAAAAGCTAAAAGCTAAAATTCATTAGCTAAGTCACATAAGGACTAGCATGGACAGACGAGAAACTGCAAACGAGATTCTACAAATAGTAAGGATGTCGCTTAAATTCAAGAAAGCTATAGAACAAAGACTAGCGTGGAGCGAAGAACTTCGTAGCTTATTAAATTTACCACGCACTAAAAATAATAAAGAATTATTAAAAACTCATTTAAAAAATGGGACGGAACAGGGATAACCTGTTTAGGAAAAGAAAATGGCAAGACAAGGCGGATTTCTAAGTGGACCAAGCGTTCACGGTACATCTAAATTAAGAAAGCATGTACTAAAACGAGGTGTCACTAGAGACATGAACTCAGCTGCAGGAAACTTTGTAAATACAAAGACTCCTATGTCCACTCCTGGTGGATTCTACGGAGCAGCTCCGAAAGCAATCGGACCAAGATTCGGCAAAACAGTCAACCCTAAAAGGGCTAGATTTAGTAAAAAAGGTGCAAGCCGAATATTACGTAGAAGATAAATATTATTCACAGAGACTTTCATAAATTTATGAAAGCAGGACGACTTAGTAAAGTCGTAAACATGATACACAATGGCACTAACAGCAGCAGAAAAAGCAAGGCTAAAAAAGGCAGGACTCTCACGACTAAACAGTCCAAAGAGAACTCCTAAGCACCGAACAAAGAAAGCAATTGTAGCTGTAAGAGTCGGTGGCAAAGTGAAAATCATTCGCTTTGGAGCGCAAGGCATGGGGCATAATTATAGCCCAGAAGCACGACGCAGTTTCAAAGCACGACACGGAAGAAATATCGCAAAAGGCAAATCTTCCGCAGCCTATTGGGCAAACAAAGTATTTTGGGCAGGTAAAGGTGGTTCAAAGAAAAGACCACCTCGCTCCCAAAAAAGACAACTTGGAATCAAACGAAGGAAAAGATGACAGTACCAAAAGTAATAGATCGAAGAGAAGTATGGTTAGATGGTGTTAAGTTAGATGCCGTTAAACTTCTAACAACGTTACAAAGTCGTAAACTTGACGGTATTACTTTATCTGAAAGAGAAGAAGAAATTTGCGAACTTACAAGCGGATACTTATATTTATTACAGCTTTGCAAAGAGTATGGAATGTTTGATTCTGATGACCCATTTAATTTATTTGAAAAAGAGACCTTACATTGATCGAAATAAGCCGTTCAGATATTGTATCTGACTATCATATGGACATAAGTTCAGAAACTCGTTTTATCAAACTTCCGATAGAGGGTTATTTAGAACTATTAAACATTACTCCAAATTCATCCCAAACTGCAATTATCAATGCAATCAACAATCCTAAATATCGTTTTGTCTGCGCAGCAGTATCACGACGACAAGGAAAAACATATATTAGTAATATTATAGGACAACTAACTTGTTTAGTTCCAGGCTCTCATGTATTACTTATGTCACCTAATTACTCACTATCTCAAATCTCATTTGACTTACAGAGAAATCTCATCAAGCATTTTGATTTAGAGGTAACACGAGACAACGCAAAAGACAAAGTTATTGAACTATCAAATGGTTCTACAATACGAATGGGTTCTATCAATCAGGTAGACTCAGTAGTTGGTAGAAGTTATGATCTCATTATATTTGATGAAGCAGCGCTAACAGACGGCAGAGATGCTTTTAATGTTGCATTACGTCCTACACTAGATAAAGAAAACTCCAAAGCAATTTTTATATCAACTCCTCGAGGTAGAAATAACTACTTCGCAGAGTTTTATTATAGAGGATGGACCGAAGAGTTTCCAGAGTGGTGTAGTATAAAAGCTACTTACCATGAGAATCCTCGAGTATCTGAAGCAGATATTATCGAGGCAAGAAAAACAATGTCAGAGGCTGAGTTTAATCAAGAGTATATGGCAGACTTCAATGTATTTGAAGGACAGATATGGAAGTTTAACCATGAAAAATGTACTGGAGACTTTTCACAACTTGACACAAGAGAAATGGATGTATTCGCAGGGTTAGATGTCGGGTATAAAGATCCTACAGCTTTATGTGTATTAGCATATGATTGGGATACTTCAACTTATCACTTAGTAGATGAATACTATAATTCAGAAAGAACAACAGAACAACACGCAGCTGAAATACGAAAACTGATAGAAAAATGGGATATTGATTATATCTACATTGATTCCGCTGCTCAACAAACAAGATATGACTTTGCACAAAATTATGATATTAGCACTATTAATGCAAAGAAATCAGTACTAGACGGAATAGGGCATGTAGCGGGCATAGTGGATAACGATGGGCTTATGGTTGATCAGAAATGCAAAGAAGCTCAAATGTGCTTAGATCAGTACCAATGGGATCCAAATCCTAATTTAATGAGAGAAAAGCCAAAACATGACATGGCATCTCATATGGCTGATGCTTTACGATACGCACTCTATTCATTTGAAACCAATATCACTACATTCTAATAAGACCTGTCAAAAACAGTTCTTGACATTTGATGTAAGTTTTTGGTATAATTCTAATTAAGAGTAGAAATATGAAATTAAAAAGAGATTTAGTTAAATATGTGAGAGACAAGGCTAAATCACAGTATAAGAAATCAGATAATTGTTATATCTGTGGCGACACAGAACATCTAGACTTTCATCATTATTACGGATTAACCGAACTACTAGAAACTTGGTTAAAACAGAAAAAGATTACTATAGAGAAGGAACAAGACATACTAGCACTTCGAGAATCCTTTATTGATGAAAACTACGATAAAGTATATGATTATACTGTAACTCTCTGTCACAAGCATCATCTTAGACTACACTCAATATATGGTAAACGACCCAAATTGATTACTGCAGAGAAACAAAATAAATGGGTCGAGATTCAGAGAGAAAAACAACATGGCATGGTACGATAGACTATTAGGTAGAACTCCCGAAACTGAGGAAAAACTCAACCCTGCCCAATATGTTATTTCTAGAAATGAAGGTCTAACTGTAGATTCTCGTGAAATTGTTACTAATTATAGAAGTGCATATGAACAGCTAGAAATAGTGAATAGAGCAGTCAATATGATAGTTGACGATGTAGCAGATATACCATACTCTCTCGGAAATCAAACACCAGGAACAAGCAATATAGTAAAAAATATTAGAAGATCAAAAGTAGATCTTTTAGTGAATAGAGAGCCAAATCCTTTTCAGGATATTAATTCTTTTAAAAGAAATTTAATTATTGACTTAATGATAGATGGTAACATCTTCATTTATTTTGATGGGGCACATCTCTATCATTTACCAGCAGATAAAGTAAGAATAGAAACAGACCCAAATACTTTTGTTGCAAAATATACATATGAAAATAGTTTAGACTATAGTCCTAGTGAGATTATACATATTAAAGAAAACAGTTTTAACTCCATATACAGAGGAGTACCAAGATTAAAGCCAGCATTTAGAACTATGCAGCTTTTATCAAGTATGAGAACATTTCAAGATAACTTCTTCAAAAATGGAGCAGTTCCAGGACTCGTACTAAAATCACCAAACACACTTTCAGAGAAGATAAAAGAAAGAATGTTACAGGCATGGGTTGCAAGATATAACCCACAATCTGGCGGTCGTCGCCCTCTATTCTTAGATGGCGGACTAACAGTTGAGAACTTAACAGAAGTAAACTTCAAAGACTTAGATTTCCAAGAAGGTATCAAGTCAAATGAAAGAATCATACTAGAAGCGATGGGAATACCACCCATTTTACTAGACGGCGGTAATAATGCAAATATAAGACCTAATCATAGGCTTTATTATTTAGAGACAATTTTACCAATCGTAAGAAAACTAGGGTATGCGATTGAGCGTTACTTCGGTTTTGAAGTATCTGAGGATGTAACAGGTATACCTGCTTTACAACCAGAACTAAGAGACCAAGCTGCATATTATGCCACTCTTGTAAATACAGGGATTATGTCCCCAAATGAAGCAAGAGAGGCTTTAGGTAAAGATCCAGTAGATGGATTCGACCAACCTAGAGTACCAGCTAATATAGCAGGCTCAGCAGCAAATCCCGAAGAAGGAGGTAGACCTCAAGAGGCTGCCCCAAGCGAAGAGGAATAAACAAATGACAAAGAATATGATGGCTAAAGCATTATCCGACTGGTTTGTAGAACAAGGCGTCGAAGAAATGGATTTACCAACTTACAAAAGTCATGGCAATGACGTTCCAGTTAAAGACTATATGCTCAGACGAGCATTTGGTTCTTGGAGACGAGTGTTGTCAGCCATGAATAAAAGGCATCCAGTAGCTGTAGTTGAAGAAGCTCCAGCACCAACTCCCGCCCCAAAAGCAAAACCGAAAGCGCCTGCTAAGAAAGCGGAGACGAAAAATGTCAAATAAAATTTATCATTGGACTAGCACTTTTAAAACATTAGGCGAAACCGAAGATGGTGGAGTTGATATTAAAGGATCTGCTAGCACTAACGCTCTTGATAGAGCAGGCGACATAATCGAATCAGATGCTTGGACAAAAGGTGGATTAGAAAACTATAAAGGTAATCCAATTATTTTGTTCAATCATAATTACGACAAACCGATTGGTCGTGCAAAAGATTTAAAAGTTACTGAGAATGGACTCGAGATTTCTGCAAAGATTTCAAAAGGTGCAGGCGATAACGTAACACAATTAATTAAAGACGGTGTCCTTGGGGCTTTTTCTGTTGGTTTCAAAGTCAAGGACGCTGATTATATGACCGAAACCGATGGATATAAGATAAAGGACGCAGAGCTTTTTGAAGTATCTGTAGTATCAGTGCCATGCAACCAAGGGGCAACCTTTGGATTAAGCAAGTCATTCGATTCTATGGACGAATACAATGAGTATAAGCAAACTTTTTATAAGGCTAACTTAAAAGATTCAGCAGACGCTGTTGAAATTGAGCAGCCAAGTACGGCGAAAGCCAAGGAAATGGAGACAAATATGTCAAAAGAAAATAAATCTCCTGAAAGCAACCCAGAGTTCAATCTTGAATCATTTGCTGCAGAAGCTGCTGAAAAAGCAGTTGCTCAGTATGCAATGAAACAAGCCGAACTTAAAGCTGCTGAACAGAAGGCTGCAGAAGAAGCTGCTCAAAAAGCTGCTAACGAAGCTGAAGTTCAAAAAGCCTCCGAGGAAGCAAAACAGGAAGAGCAAAAAACTGTAATCCAAGCTGGATTAACAGGTGCTGAAAAATTAATGTCTGACGTTGAGAAACGTGTGAACGACAACTACTCTAACTTAGAGACTGTTGTTAAATCACTAGAAGCTCAACTAGCAGAGAAGTCTGAAGAAATCATGAATATTCGTGAGTCAAAAAGACATTTCTCTGACAGACAAGGTAACAACTCCGATTGGAAAAAATCATTCGAAAGCGACATTCTTGACGCTAAATTTGCTGGTCTAGCGACTGGTAAAGGATGGGACAACCCAATGGCAAAATCTTTAATGGAAAAAGTAAATCAACATTCAGGTGTTGAAGTTTCTTCCGCTGATTTTGAGCAAGTCGTTTCAACAAACATCGAAAGAGATATCGAAAACGAATTAGTCTTGGCTCCTCTATTTAGAGAAATCCCAATGACTTCTGCGAATATGATTATCCCTATTCTACCAGATGCTGGTTACGCTGAATTCGCTTCAGGTACAGCCGCTAGTGGATCAGCTCCTTATGGTAACTTAGAGACCAGAGGCGACACATACGGATCACCTTACACTGGTGTTACTATGACTGAAAGAACTCTTTCAACTAAGAAATTAATCTCAACTTCATACTTAGGTAATGAAACTGAAGAAGATGCAATCTTACCGATTCTTCCTTTAATTAGAGAGTCTATGGTAAGATCACACGCTAGAGGTATCGAAAATGCTATCCTAGCTGGTGATGATGCTGATGGTGTCTACGGAACAAGTGGTGCTGCTTTTGAAGGTCTACTTCACTTAGCAAGAAATGACAGTGATTATACACAGTCAGCTACCGCTTTCGCAACTGACACTGTTACAGCTGCAGAACTTCTTTCAATGAGAAAAAACATGGGTAAATATGGTGTTAATCCATCTGACGTAGTTTATATTGTTTCACAGAGAACATATTACGAACTACTAGAAGATGCTGAATTCCAAGATGCTAATTTAGTAGGCGATATGGCTACTAAACTAAGTGGTGAAATTGGTCAAGTATTCGGTTCAAGAGTACTATTATGTGACGAGTTCGCTACTCCAGCAGTATCTAAATTCGCAGCTATCGCTGTTAACCCTAGAAACTTTGTATTACCAAGATTACGTGGTGTGACTGTAGAGTCAGACTATGAAGTTTCTGCTCAGCGCAGAGTGCTTGTTGCTTCACAAAGAATTGGCTTCACCGATCTTATCGATGGTGCTACTTCTAAATGGGGACACATGTACAAAGCTAGCTAATATCGGCTTAGACAGGATTCGTGGGGCAGCCTTAATTGCCCCACACTTTTAATAATTATGGCAGATTTAATAACAGTACAAGAGTATAAAAATGCAGAGGGGATAGTGAACGCAAAGGAAGATTCACGCCTCGATATTATTGTACCACAAGTTAGTAATTTAGCCAAGAAGTATTGCGGTACTTCATTTGTTGATTATTATAGTAGTGATAAAACCGAGACTTTTTCAATTCACGACAACTTTACCAGTACTATAATCGTCAGCGAAAGTCCACTTGTAAGTGTGACTTCCGTAAAAGAAAGAGGAACATATGAAGCTTCATATGAAACTCTTGCAACGAGTGATTATGAATACTATGTAGATATTGCATCAGATTCAATAATTAGAACTACAAAGAGTGGAACAAAGAAAGCATTTCCACAAGGCGTGGGTAGTGTACAGGTTGCATATAGAGCAGGCTATAGTGCCGCTCCAAGCGATCTCAAACTAGCACTCTTTGACTTAGTAACATATTACTTAAAAGACGAACACAAAGAACGAAGAACAATAGCAGGAGCAACATTACAGAATCAAGGAACATCTGGAGTAAGAGACAATACAGACTTCCCAGATCACATAAAAAGAGTACTTGATTTATATAGAGTTATAATCTAATGGCTTTTAGCAATATTCAGAGAGATATGCAATCTTTCTTTAATGCTGTAGCTAAAGGTGTTCGAGAAGATATGAACGCAAATTTAGTTCATCATTTAGACATAAATTTTAGAGACACAGCATTAGGATTTCATAAAGCTGCAGCACGTATTGCAAATGATGAAAACTATATAAAAGGAGATGCTAAAGGTAGCTGGGAAAGAGTTATAAGAAAACTTTGTTCCAATTGGAATGAAGGTAGTACTGGATTAACACCAGGACAAGTTTTTACTACCGTGCGACAAACAGCACGAGCAGGCGGAGGATTACGAAGTATAGGAGTTCCTAATGCTACAGTAATAAATTTTAGCCAAAATGGTTGTACAATTCAACTATTAGTTGCTAGTTCTAGTGGTATGGGCAGTCAAAAAATTGATACCTTTTTAACAAACTTTAGAAAATTAGTTTGGAAAAAATGGAATAAAGACAACGAAAAAAAGCTAGCATATGGAGCAGCAGTAGGAGAAACCACAAATTTCGGACACTCCCAACAAAGTACTGTGGGATTAAAACAAATGCAAGAGTTAGACAATGCTAGACAAGCAGAGCCTGATAACCCTTTTACAGATGCAAGAGATTTTATTGGAAAAGCTGGATTTCTTAAAACAGTAAGTTTAGAACAGTATGTCAAAAATCAGTTGCTAGGAAAAGGAGCCTCGATAGAATTTACAGAAAAGTATATAAATGGTAGAAAAGAAAATGTTGTAGTAGGAAGAATTGATCCTGCTAACAAAGCAGGGAGCGAGGTTACTGATAAAAAACAATTTAATGCCTATATAAAAAAATACTATAAAGAACACTTTTTAAATCATTTCAATGCTTTAAAAACAAAAGATAAGAGAAAATTAGCTAATAGTATGAATTTTAAAACTATTGCAGATTTTAGACAATCAGAACCTTATAGTTCAAAACTTAAAAAAGAAGCAGCAAATAGAATTGCAAAAGAATTATCTTCTGGTAAAACATTAAAAACATTAAAAACTCAGAAGAAACCAAAACGAGTATCTAAGACAAAGAAGATAACTCCTAAAGTCGCAGTCGGAAATGCAATGCTAGGTACTAAAGCATTAAAAGGGAACGTAAAAAGAGGCAGACCTACAAAAAGAACACAAGCGCAAAGAGGAAACTCAGTAGCTTTAAGAGAGTTACTTAATGCCGTACTACCAGAAGAAATATTAAAAAATATGGGAAGTCCTGCACTAAATAATAGAACAGGAAGATTTAGACAATCCGCTAGAGTTACAAATGTACTTATAGGACCAAAGGGGGGAACACAAGTAGACTATACCTACCAATTAAATCCTTATGAAACATTCGAACCAGGTGGAGCAATGGGAAGTACAGCAAGAGATCCTAGACGACTGATAGGAAATACAATACGAGAAGTTGCTCAAGAAATAATGGGAAAACGATTTATTAAAACAAGGAGAGTATAATGGCAGCAAGAGACTATACAACAAGAAGAAGTGCCATTGTAAACGCCTTTGTAGAAAAGTTAGACACAATAGACGGAACAGGAAAATTTAGAACTGTAGTAGCAAGTACCGCACCCAGACTTTTATTCTGGGATGAAGTAACAGAGTTTCCAGCAGTTCATGTAAACTCAGGTAACGAAACTAGAGAATATCTAGGAGCAGGAGAAAAATTTCGATATCTTACATTAACATTTCGATGTTATGTAAATGAAGAAGATGCAGTAGAGGCTTTAGAAATGTTACTTGAAGATGTGGAAACAGTAATTGAAGACAATAATCCAATAACTTATAATACTGGATTAGGTGTAGCAACTACTACTATACAAACAACGATAAACTCAATCGACACAGACGAAGGAGTTTTAGAACCTTTTGGAATTGGCGAAATAATAGCGACAGTCCAATATTAATGAAAACGGATAGGCAGAGAATACTCTAGCCGACCCTTTTCAAAGCAAAGATAGGAGAATGTAAAATGGCAGATACATTTTATTACTCGAGAGATACGTTAGTCCATCTTACTGATAGCGCAGGAGCAATCTATAAGATACCAGTACTAGATGGATTTAGTTTTTCTCAAGCAACCAATGTTACGGAAGTATCATTGAATGAGATGGCAACAGCGGCGGGTGTCAGTAGAAGAGCTAGACAAATGTTTACAGATTCTTACGCTCCTGCAGAATGGTCATTTCAGACTTACATCAGACCTTTCAAATCTGGTGGTGCAGGCTCAGGTGGAGAACATTCAGCAGTCGCACATCACATGGTAGAAGAACCTCTATGGAATGCTTTGGCAGGAAGTGGAGCAGTAGGCGCATCTGGATCAGCTTTAACAGCAGACGGTACAGACGCAAACATAGCTTTTACTAATTCAAACAAAGTTGCACTCGATACCTTTGACCTATTCTTCGAAATGGGCAGTGGTAAAGCTAGTTCAACTGTTTACAAAATAGAAGGTTGTGTTGTAAATGAAGTTTCAATTGATTTTGATATCGATGGAATTGCAACAGCAAACTGGTCAGGATTCGGTAAAATTATAACTGAAGAAACTACCATGTCAACAGCAACTATTTATGAAGGAACAGCAGCAGCTGATACTAACAACTTTATTAGAAATAGATTAACAGACTTAGTTTTAACTAATGATGTTGTAACAGATACAGTTAACGGAGCAGTTTCAAGTTCTACATCTGTCACTTTGGATAATGGTAGTACATTAATTAAAGTCGGACAGGTTGTTTCAGGAACTGGAGTAACTGCAGGTACAACTGTAGCTGCAATATCAGGTACTACTTTGACATTAAGTGCCGCAATGTCTATCGCAGATGGTGCAACACTTACTTTCTCAAATGTAGGTATGACTGATACTTATTCATTAACACTAACTGGTGGAAATATCACTATTTCAAACAATATGACTTTCTTAACACCAGAAACACTAGGTATTGTAAACCAGCCTTTAGGACATGTTACAGGAACTCGTTCTGTATCAGGTAACTTTACTTGTTACTTAAATACTCCTTCCTCTGGTTCATCTAGTGCAGATTTATTTGAGGACATCATTGAGTCTACCTCAGTAATAACAAATTCATTTGATATGACATTTACTATTGGTGGAACAGGAAATACTCCAAGAGTAGTTGCAAACTTAAACAACTGCCATCTTGAAGTACCAACACACTCAATTGATGATATCGTAAGCTTAGAAACAAACTTTCATGCTTTACCAACCTCAATTGATGCTGTAGACGAGATAGATTTTATCTTCCTCGGACCAACAGTAACTTAATTTTAGAAGGGAGGGGCAACCCTCCCCTCATTTAACCAGGAAACAGAATGACAGAACAAGAAAACAAATCAGTATCACTAGCGAGTTTATTAACTCCAAGCAAAACAGTTTCAGTTGATTATCCAGGAATGTCTGGATTTTCAGTCGACCTTTGCTATTTAGCTAGGGAAGAATTACTAAAATTACGAAATCGTTGTCTATCTCAAAAGTTTAATCGTAAAACTCGAGCTTTTGATGAGCAATTAGATGAAGACAAGTTTTTAGTAGAGTATGTAAAAGCTGTAATTAAGGGATGGAAAGGCTTAAAATATTCTTACCTCGAAGAGCTTCTATTGGTGGACATTAGTAGTCTAGATCCCGAAGATGAACTTTTATTTTCTCAAGAAAATGCTGAAACGCTGATGAAAAATGCAGCTGATTTCGACACTTGGGTTACAGAAGTAACAGGTGATTTAGAAAATTTTACCAGAGCCAAGTAAGACAAATACTTGGTCTCTTAGACAAACAATACAAAGACGGGCAAGTCACTCTTGATGTTTACTTAGATATGTGTGAACAGACAGGAGCAGATCCTGACCCTGACGAAATGCCACCAACTACGGAAGATTATCCTTTTGAAGTTCAGGTGGCTTTTTTATTGCATGACCTTTTACCAGACAGATGGGATGGTATGAGTGGATCGTACTTTGGAAAAGATTTATCCGCCTTAGGAACTTTATTAGAAATTTGGGATGTAAAAGACTCCAAAACAACTGTATTTTTCTTGAAACACATTGAAGCAAGAAATTCAGCAAATATAAATAAAGATTTAGAAAGAAAACGTAAAGCCGCAGAAAGCAAATCAAAGGCTAAAAGCACTGGGATTAACTCAGCGAATATAAAAAGATAAATGGCAGATTTTAAAGTAATAGGTAAATTAGTAATCGACGATAATGGTCAACTATCTGTTGTCGGTAAAAAAGCAAAGAAAGCTTCAAAAGAAGTTGATAAAGTTGGTAAATCCGCACATACTGCAGATAGACGTCTTAAAGGAGCTGCCCAAGCTTCCTCAAATACTAGTAAAAACTTCTCTAAAATGTCACAAGGCATTTCTGGAGGTCTTGTGCCTGCCTATGCCACACTAGCGGCATCATTATTTGCTCTTGGAGCAGTCTATAGATCTTTACAAGAAGCAGCTAACTTTGAAACTCTTCAAAAATCTCAAGCAGTTTATGCCGCCTCTACTGGTGTTGCATTAGATACTGTAGCAAGAAAATTACAAATAGCTACTGGGCATCAGATTGATTTACAAAAAGCGGGTGAATCAGCAGCTATTATGATTGCAAAAGGTTATAATACTTCTCAAATTGAAGAAGTAGCAAAAGCTTCTCGTGGAGCTGCACAGGCTCTTGGTAGAAACTTTGAAGATACATTTAATCGAATCGTACAAGGTACAACAAAAGCTGAACCAGAACTATTAGATGAACTTGGTATTACGTTACGTCTCAAAAAGGCTACAGAAGATTATGGTCGACTTGTAGGTAAAAATGCAGACGAA